GTAACCGGTGGTAATGTCTTAACAGGTGGGTTGATAAGTGCAACAAGCACGATCACTTCGGGTGCGACAATAACTGGTGGTAACTTGGCCACAGGTGGTACAGCAAGTGTAACTGGTAACATAACTGGTGGTAATGTCTTAACAGGTGGATTGGTTAGTGCCGCTGCCACAGTTACTGGTGGTAACTTGGCCACAGGTGGTACAGCAAGTGCCGCTGGTAACGTAACCGGTGGTAATGTCTTAACAGGTGGGTTGATAAGTGCAACAAGCACGATCACTTCGGGTGCTAATATTACAGGTGGTAATATCATAACAGCTGGATTGGTATCGGCAACTGGAAACGTATCAGGTGGTAATGTTAATACAAACAACATCGTTGGAACTGCCGTAACAATTACCAGTACCGGTGCATTAAATCTGGCTCCTACTGGAAACATCACAGCCAACAGCAAAAATATCACTGGAGTAGCAGACCCAGTTAATGATCAAGATGCTGCAACCAAATCCTATGTTGACAGCATTGCACAAGGGCTAGATCCTAAAGCATCTGTTTCGTTAGCCACAGCAACCACATTACCTGCTTATACATACAATAACGGTACAGCAGGGGTCGGAGCAACCATAACTGGATCTGCTTCGGGCCTACTAACCATTGATGGAACATCTCCGACTGTGGCTGATCGTGTGTTGATCAAGAACGAAACAGGTGGTGACGCACCATACAATGGTATCTACACAGTTACTACCAACAGCGGCGGATCAAATTATGTATTAACTCGTGCCACTGATATGAATCAATCAGCCGAAGTACCTGGGGCATTTACATTTGTTGAATTGGGCACAGTCAACGCTGATTCGGGATTTGTTTGTAGCACAAACGCTCCGGTGGTGATTGGCACAACAAATATTGTCTGGACACAATTTTCTAGTGCAGGTAGTTATACTGCCAATACATCGGCTGGTCTAAGCTTAATTGGATCGCAATTCAACGCCAAGGTCGATAACAGCACAACGGCATTTGATGGTGGTGGTAATATCATTGTCAAAGCAAGTGCTCAATTTACCACTCCTAATATTGGCGCAGCTACCGGTACAAGTTTGAGTACTACCGGTAATATCGCCGGTGGTAACGTCCTAACTGATGGAGTGGTATCTGCAACTGGTAACGTATCAGGCAATTACTTTATAGGTAATGGATCTGTATTAACTGGAGTTGCTGCAAGTACAGCAACAACTGCAGGTACAGTTACAGGTAATGCTCAAGCTAATATCACTAGTGTGGGTACATTAACATCATTGAGTGTGTCTGGTAACGTAGATGGTGGAAATTTAAGAACCGGTGGCGTGGTATCAGCAACCGGTAATGTATCGGGCAATTACATTCTAGGAAATGGTAGTCAACTCACTGGCATTGCAGCAGCAATTGGTAATGCAATAACATTAGGCACACCAACTGATGGCAATCTCACTGGCAATGTGGCGTATAGTGGATGGACAACTGGCACGTATGTCACAGATGGACTAGATGATCTAAACCAAGTAAGCTTGAATATTGCCGGCAATACATTTGTTGGTAATACGTATATCACAGCAAACACCTCTGCCGGAGCCAGCCCACTCAGCGTGGCATTCACCGGGCATTACATTGGTAATCCAAACAGCTATCTTTGGCAATTTGGAGATGGCACAGCCAACAGCACCAGTGCTAATCCCACACACACATACAGCAATGCGAGTGGCGGACAATTTACAGTTATATACACAGCTTATAATACCAATGGAACTTATGGTGGAAATGCAGCGGCAGGTGCCAAAGGATCAACAAGCACATCAACCAATACTAATTTCATTACCTTATATACACCAACACCAATTCCATCGTTTACAGTTAGCCCAGCAAATCTAACCATAGATACCGGCAGCAGTATCACGCTGACAAACGCCAGTACCTATGTATCGACTTTTTCCATCAACTATGGGGACGGAAACATTGTTATTCCGTCCCCAAGTTGGACGACAGATACTCATACCTATATCAATGCATCGGCTAATACTGATACGATTTATTATGCAAATTTAACAGGAACCAGCACAACTGCCGGGCCATCACCAGTTTCGGTTACCTCAGCAAATTCAAATGTCAAGGTATACTCATTACAAACTGCATCAGTTACTGGTAACATAACTCCTACTATTAACTATGCAGCCACAAGTGGTGGTGTGGTAAGCTTTAGAAATGATACAGCCACCGCGCCGGGCAATACTGCCAGCTTCGGTGCGCAACAGGTATATGCTTATCAATGGGGAGATGGCACTGCCAATAGCAATGTTAATATCACGACCGGCCTTGCTGGTAATCCCAGTGCGGCAAATATCACACATACTTTTGCATTGACTTCGGCACAACAGAATGCTGCGACCACTGTAAACTATACAGCAAATCTTTGGTTATACACCGGTCATAGTTCCAGTCCGTTTAAGTCAGCCAATCTAACTATTTCTATTGAGCCTGAAGTCCGTGCTGGATTTATAGGTACTGCTGTCACACAGTCCGATGCCACTGCATACGCTGCCAATGCTCAAGTAGGATACATTTATACTGATTATCGAAATGGCAATGATCGTGCTTTGTTTACTTTCCAAAATCAAACCTCACCAAATGTGGCCTTCACCAGTAATACATACAATTGGATCTGGGGCGATAGTAGTTTTTCAAATGGAATAGCTAACACAGCCAATATCACACATACGTATTCGGCCACTGGGGTCAAGACCGTGGCCTTACAAGCCAATGGCACACCGGGTACTATTGCACAAAGTAATACGTCAACTAGGACAAGTTATATAACTATTCTGGCTAACCCCACAGCACCCACTAATCTCAGTGGATTTAGCAATGTTACTATAGCCACAACAGCTCAAGGTAATACAGCTAATACCGTGTTGGCAGCTGGAGCAGCAGATAATACCGGAGGAAACATAGTGGCAAATGGTGTGGCAGTAACACGTTTTGCCACAACAACTCCTATTACCACCAGCACGCAGATTGCCAATGCAAACACAGCCACAACAGGCACATTAACTGCCATTGTGAATAACGCAGGTGGTGGTAATGTAACATTCTCAGCTGCTGGAAATACTGTTGGCACCGCCGGTGCTTTGATTATATCTGCAGATAGAGATCTGCATGTGGCCAATGCTGCGGTACCCACAGGCTTCTACAAGGTATTCAGTGCCACCATCAGCAATACGTTAGCAAGTTTAGGAAATGGATATAACAATTATAAATTTAGTCATTCGGTAAGTGGAAACAGCAACTATGTGGGATTTGTCAAAGATAATCTCAACACAGCACCCACTGTGGGTATAGCCAATATTGTGATGTCAGAAGCTACTGCCGGTACTTACAGATATATCAGTGGCATTCCATATTACAGTGCCACAGGATCACCAGCTATCACCATTGCCACGCTGGAGGTAGCAAATCTTACTGGGCAAACATATAATAATTCTACCACACCACTTACTATTGCATCGGGAACATTATATGAAAGCACAACTGGCAGCGTGATTTCAACGCAGACTAAAACATACACGCAAATGGATGGAAGCCCAAGCATGCTCACCGGTTCTAATGTCAAGGCCAATATAGGAATCACATCAAACTATGCATTCGGCAGCATAAACTTATTAATAAACGGATCAGCTCAGGCCGTGGCCACAGTGGGAGCCAATATAATAAATGTGGTTGGATTAAGTTCCACAGTGCAGTTACCTACTAAAATACAAGTGTATAGCTCAGCCAATACTGGATTTAATGAACAATCAATAACCTGCTCAACTTCTGGCAACACTCAAGTAGGTGTGCGTGTTGCTCTTGGTCTTAGCGGCAATACTCCAGCATTTTCAAATAGTACAAATTTCTATACTGGCAATGCCTGGAGTGGAGCGCAAACTATCGCCGGCACTGATGAAGCAGTAACACGCTGGGGAGTTGTCAAGCAATTTACAACTGATCTAAGCACAGGATATTTGCCAGTTGGACCAGATTTAAATTCTGGTAGATCTGGAACACAGTACTTTACCTTTGCATTTCGGCGTCCAAGTCTGGCCAATTTTGATATTGTATTGACTACCACAACTGGTATTGCTGGAATTTGGGTTGCATTACCTGGAACAACAGTAGACAAAAGTGGGTTCTCATCACCGACTCCGGGATTCCCAGGACCCACAAGTACCATCAATGGTTGGTTAGAAGCATTTACACAAAATCAAAATGCAGGAGTACCAGGCAAAAGTGGAACAGGTGGTAATCCCGGTGGCACAAATGGGTGTGCTGTAACTACACCAGTTCCGTTAAATACAGCTATTAGTAACACGAGATACTCTATGACGTTTGGCACAATGAATGCTTCCTATAGCACCGGTAATAATATGTTGATTAGAATTGGCCTGGCCAGTGGACAAACTCTGTCAGATGTGCAGATAGGAGCAACACCTTAATGGCCGCCACATTTACAGAATCACAAAAGTTAGATTACGTCTGGAAAAAGCTCGGGTATGGCGTAGCTAAAACTGCCGAGCCAACTGCACTGGGTGCGGCAAACGAAGGTACAGCCAGTCCTCTGTTGTATCGTGGTGATCTTATTTGGACACAGAGTGGAGATATTCCAGCTACACAACCGCCGGGCTCAATAACCACAAGTATTGTACAAGTATATGCTGATGGTGGCGGTGCTGGAGTTACCGCCGCGGCGGAATGTACAGAAATCACCAGTGCTCCTGATAATCAATCATGGGCAACAGGTCTTACCACCTGGATTCCTATACAATTTGGCCCGGACTATCTAGTGCGAGTATATGCCGGACCTCCCGCAGCAGCAAATATTAGGGCAACTGGCACCTTCCTAAATCAAAATGGTAGCGGTGTAGATGATACTTGGTTTTTTGACTATCAAGCTGGTATAGTAAATTTTAACGGTGCCAATATACCAACTGCCATAGGTACCGCAACTGCAAATACCATATATGTCATGGGTTATACGTATGTGGGTGAACTTGGTGTAGATACCACATTTATTTCTAATGGCACCAGTAATGTTCGGGTAGTTAGTTCGGGTGGAAACGTAACAGTTGGGGTTGGAGGAGTAGGAAACATTGTTGTTTTCTCAACAGCAGGCGCTGCCATCACTGGTGTTGCATCTGCGTCGGGCAACATAACAGGTGGTAATATCCTAACTGGTGGATTGATCTCTGCAACCGGTAACGTAACTGGTAACTACATCTTAGGTAATGGCGCATTATTGACCGGTGTTATCACAAGTGTGGCCAATATCAATAATGGCACCAGCAATGTCACAGTGGTAAGTTCTGGTGGTAATGTAACTGTCGGCATAGGTGGCACCAGCAATGTGGCTGTATTTGCCACCACAGGTGAATACATAACTGGCGTACTCAGTGCCAATGGTACCGTAACTGGTGGTAATTTAGCTACAGGTGGTACAGCAAGTGCCTCTGGAAATATCACAGGCGGTAATGTATTGACTGGTGGTTTGGTATCATCTACAGGAAATATCACCGGCGGAAACATCCTAACCGGTGGTTTAGTTTCGGCCACAGGTAACGTATCTGGCAACTATTTCATAGGTAACGGCACCGTTATAACAGGTGTGCTGGCTGATCGTGGTCCAGATACAAATAACTACGACCTGCTGACTCAAATGGGAGTATATACGGTAAATAGACTTAGTTGGAGTGGTGTCACAGGAGCCCCCACAGATAGCCCAGTTTATGTAGGATTATTAGAAGTAAAGAATAGCACGAATACAGCAATTGAACAGATTTTTTATCCCGGTACTGTGGAAGCTGATGTTAAAATACAGTGGAATCGCAGTAATTGGAGTGGCACTTGGACAGCATGGATAAAGATTGTCAATGATTTCCAAAGTATAAGTGGTGGTACATATTAAACAGGATATACAATGTCAAATACAATTTTAATCAAACGTTCATCAACCCCGGCAGCGGTGCCAACAACGGCTAGTTTAAGCCTGGGCGAGTTAGCCATTAATACGTATGATGGAAAACTATACACAAAAATTGACAGTGGTACTCCCACTGTAATTGATCTTACAACAAACCAAACGATTAGCCTAACCGGTAATGTATCGGGATCCGGCACAACATCTATAGACGTCCAGCTAAATGCTGCACAAACTAATATTACCAGTGTTGGTATATTAACAAGTGTTAGTGTAACTGGTAACGTGCAGGGAGGAAATTTACGAACAGGCGGATTAATTTCGGCTACTGGTAATATCTCCGGTGGCAACTTATCAGGCACCTCTATCGCAGGTACATTAACTACTGCTTCACAAACAAATATAACCGCAGTAGGTACATTAACAAGCCTGTCGGTATCAGGAAACACAGTTAGCGGTAACGTCTTAACTGGTGGATTGATCAGTGCTGCTGCAACTGTAACTGGTGGCAACTTAGCAACGGGTGGCACAGCAAGTGCAACTGGTAACGTCACCGGTGGTAACGTCTTAACAGGTGGCCTGGTTAGTGCAACCGGTACCATCACTTCCGCTACTACAATAACCGGTGGTAATTTAGCCACAGGCGGTACAGCAAGTGCAACTGGTAACATCGATGGTGGTAATGTCCTAACCGGTGGCTTGATTAGTGCAACCGGTAACATATTAACTAGTGGTAACATTAGTGTGAGTGGTAACATAACCACCGGTGGAAATATTAGTAGTACCTATGCAATCAGTGCAGGTGGTAACCTAACCGGTAGTAACGTATCAACTGCAGGATTGATTAGTGCGAGTGGTACTGTAACCGGTGGTAACTTGGCCACAGGCGGCACAGCAAGTGCAACAGGTAACATAACTGGTGGTAATGTTCTGACTGGTGGCCTGGTCAGTGCAACTGGCAACGTCACCGGTAACTACATCTTAGGTAATGGCGCATTATTGACCGGTGTTATCACAAGTGTGGCCAATATCAACAATGGCACAAGTAATGTTACTGTTGTTAGTTCAGGTGGTAATGTGACTGTTGGTGTTGGTGGCATCGGAAACGTGGCTGTATTTGCCACCACTGGCGAATATGTAACTGGATTGATTAGTGCAAATGGTACTGTAACTGGTGGTAATTTAGCCACAGGTGGTACAGCAAGTGCGACCGGTAACATCACCGGTGGCAACGTCTTAACAGGTGGATTGATAAGTGCAACAAGTACCATCACTTCAGGTGTGACAATAACTGGTGGTAACTTGGCCACGGGCGGTACAGCAAGTGCGACTGGTAACATCACCGGTGGTAATGTTCTAACTGGTGGATTGATTTCAGCAACAAGTACAATCACTTCAGGTGCCACAATTACCGGTGGTAATTTGGCCACAGGCGGTACAGCAAGTGCAACTGGTAACATCGATGGTGGTAATGTTCTAACTGGCGGTCTCGTAAGCGCAACTGCTACCATCACAGGTGGTAATTTAGCCACAGGCGGTACAGCAAGTGCAACTGGCAACATCACCGGTGGTAATGTCCTAACTGGTGGATTGATTTCAGCAACAAGTACAATCACTTCTGCTGCTACAATTACCGGTGGTAACTTGGCCACAGGTGGAACATTATGTGCAACTGGTAACATAACCGGTGGTAATGTCCTAACTGGTGGAGTGATTTCAACCACCGGTAACGTCGTTGGTGGCAATATCAACACCAATAGTATAGTTGGCAGCTCATTAACAATTACCACAACAGGTAATTTGTCTTTAAGCCCAGTTGGAAATATTCTGGTCAATAATAAAAATATCAACAATCTTGCTGATCCGGTTGCTGACCAAGATGCCGCCACAAAAGTTTATGTTGACAACATTGCATCAGGCCTTGATCCCAAAGCAAGTGTTGCTTACGCCACTGCCACCGCACTAGCTGCCTATACATACAACAATGGTACAAGTGGAGTCGGGGCAACTATCACAGCCAACGCCAATGGTGCATTAAGTATTGATGGATCAACACCAACTGCTGCTGATCGTGTGTTGATCAAGAACGAAACAGGTGGCAACGCACCATATAATGGTATCTATGTAGTTACTACAGTTGGTAGTGTTAGCGCGGCATTTGTATTGACTCGCTCGGCGGATATGAATCAGGGATCAGAGTTTCCCAGCGCATTTACATTTGTTGAAGCAGGCTCAGTGAATGCTGATTCGGGATATGTGTGTAGCACAAACGCTCCAGTAACAGTTGGCACAACTAACATTACATGGGTACAATTTTCTTCCAGTGGATCATACACAGCCAATACCTCAGCTGGTCTGAGCTTAATTGGATCGCAATTCAACGCTTTAGTTGATAACAGCACAACAGCATTTGATGGCGGTGGTAATATCATTGTCAAGACTGGCGCGAATCTGACCACACCAAATATTGGTGCAGCAACTGGTACAAGTTTAAGTGTAACTGGATTTGTTAATGCTGGAACAGTAGTAAGTGCTGCTGGTAACATCACAGGTGGTAATGTTCTAACTGGTGGATTGATTTCAGCAACAAGTACAATCACTGCAGGTGCTAATATCACCGGTGGTAATTTAGCTACGGGCGGCACAGCAAGTGCAACAGGTAACATCATCGGTGGTAACATAAACACAGGCGCTAACGTAAGTGCCATTGGTACAATTACAGGTGGTAATATTCTAACAGGTGGTACAGCAAGTGCGATAGGTAACATAACAGGTGGTAATGTATTAACTGGTGGGTTGATCTCTGCGACTAGCACGATAACTTCGGCTGCCACAATTACCGGTGGCAACTTGGCCACAGGTGGTACAGCAAGTGCCACAGGTAACGTAACCGGTGGTAATGTTCTAACTGGTGGGTTGATAAGTGCAACTGCAACTGTAACCGGTGGTAATTTAGCCACAGGTGGTACAGCAAGTGCCACAGGTAATATCACAGGCGGTAATGTCTTAACTGGTGGATTGGTCAGTGCAACCGGTAACGTAACTGGTAATTATATCCTTGGTAATGGCGCATTATTGACCGGTGTTATCACAAGTGTGGCCAATATCAACAATGGCACCAGTAATGTTACTGTTGTTAGTTCAGGTGGCAATGTAACTGTTGGAATAGGTGGTACTTCAAACGTGGCAGTATTTGCCACAACAGGAGTATATGTAACTGGATTGATTAGTGCCTCTGGTAACGTAACTGGTGGTAATTTAATAACCGGTGGTGATATGACGGTGCCCGGTAATTTAACTGCCGGTAATATCAACACATCTGGATCAAGTGGTAATATCGACGGTGCCAATGTTATAACAGCTACCACGTTAAGTGCAACCGCTAACATCACCGGTGGCAATGTCCTAACAGGTGGATTAATTAGTGCAACTGGTAACGTAACAGGCGGTAACGTTCTAACAGGTGGATTGGTCAGTGCAACTGGTAACGTAACCGGTGGTAATGTCCTAACTGGTGGATTGGTCAGTGCAACTGGTAACGTAACCGGTGGAAATTTACGCACCGGTGGATTGATCAGTGCAACTGCTAACATAACCGGTGGTAACGTTACCACAGCAGGTATCGGAAGTATAGCAACACTAACAGTAGGAACCGCTGCAAACGTCACTGCTGCAACTGTGAGTACAAGTACATCAACTGGTGCGTTAATTATCACAGGTGGTTTAGGCGTCGGAGGCAATGTATATGCCGGTGCATTATATGATAATGGTACAGCGGTATTAACAATTTCTTCAACGGTGGACGGTGGAACATACTAAGTAGATAAATGACTAACACAATACTGCTCAAAAGATCATCGTCGGCTAATGCCGTACCAGCAGTTGGTAATCTAACTGTTGGTGAATTGGCATTAAATTACACCGACGGTAATTTATTTTTCAAAACAGGGGCAGGAACAGTTGCCCTGATTGCCAGCACGCAAGTTGTTTCTGTGACAGGAAATATCGTCGGTGGTAATGTCTTAACCGGTGGATTGATTAGTGCAACCAGCACCATCACTTCTGCCGCTACAATAACTGGTGGTAATTTAGCCACAGGTGGTACAGCAAGTGTCTCCGGTAACATCACAGGCGGCAATGTCTTAACTGGTGGCGTGGTCAGTGCAACTGGTAATATTGATGGTGGTAATCTAAGAACTGGTGGCGTGATAAGTGCGACCGGTAACATCACCGGCAATACTTTTTTAACTGGTGGATTGATTAGTGCAACAGGTACCATAACCGGCGGTAACATCACCGGCGCCAATATATTAACTGCCGGATTGATATCTGCAACCGGTAACGTCGCCGGCAATATTTTAAAAGCTGCTGGATTAAGTGTATCGGGCACAGTATTATCAGATTTAATACCAATTTCAAATGTCACACAAAGTTTAGGTAATACAACCAATAGATGGAAAGATTTATTTTTATCTGGCACCACTATTATACTTGGTGAAAGCACACTTTCATCAACAGGCGCAGATTTTTCTGTTTCTGGTAATGTATCTGGATCAGGATTAACAACAACTGGAGTAGTTACTGCCACCGGTAATGTAACAGGTGGTAATGTACTAACAGGCGGGGTAATCTCTGCAACTGGTAACATCACAGGTGGTAATGTATTAGGCGGGGCAAACGTCAATGCCACCATACATACAGGTACTACAGTAAGTGTAAGTGCAAATATTACAGGTGGTAATGTCCTAACTGGCGGCTTGATCAGTGCTGCTGCAACCGTAACCGGTGGTAATTTAGCCACAGGTGGCACAGCAAGTGCAACTGGCAACATCACAGGTGGTAACGTCCTAACTGGTGGCTTGATCAGTGCCACCGGCGCAATCACTTCTGCTGTTACAATTACTGGTGGTAATCTAGCCACAGGTGGTACCACAAGTGCAACTGGCAACATCACAGGTGGCAACGTCTTAACAGGTGGCGTGATATCAGCA